GCGCAATCATCTGCAAGTGAAACTCTTGCAGTTCCTGTATATGGCCTAAAGAAATCCCACACCTGAATTGCAGGTGTGTTCTCGGATGCAAACCCCGTAAACATTAGTAATCCCCGCCAATGGCAGTCAAATGGAATCCTGCCGCAACAGCCGTACCAAACGTAGCGTACACACGATACCCTGCTGCCAAACTGATGTTCAAAGGCAAGATAATGTCGGGCTGTTCTGCTGTTTCCGAGACAGTTGTTGCAGACAGTGTTCGCTCAAGATACAACGTGTTGTTGGCTGCTGTACCTGTTGCAGAACCATTGTTCAACCAAATACGGATAACAGTTGCTACGTTAGTGCCAAGCGCCCTGACCTTAATGAAGTCAAGCCGTGAGCCTTCCACCGCACCTGCTGTTTCAATCGGGCCATAAATTGTGCCTGATGTCAAATCTTTCGTGGTGTTAGCAGTAACACCGGGAGTTGCAGCGTTAGCTGCCGGGCCGCTAACCCAAGAGTTAACAGGGATTAGCGGAAAAATAGGGTTTGTATTCTGTGCCATTTACATTGCTCCAATTGACCAAGATTGTAATTTAGGAATAGGGGATGATGTACCTCCACCACCAGTTGATGCGATAGTGATACCACCAGAAGAATTTGTAATTGTTATATTGCTTCCAGCAGTCAATGTTGAATATGAAAACCCAGTTCCATTTCCAATTAACAATTGACCATTGGTAGGAGTTGATGCAAGAGTAAAAGCCAATGTTCCACTTGTTGTAATTGGCGATCCACTCACAGACAAAAATGATGGGACTGTTGCCGCTACGCTTGTAACTGTTCCACTACCACTAGCAGTGGAATTGATAGTTTGATTTGGAAAAGAGCCTGTAATAGTGATATTAGTTCCAGCCACCAACGAAGGTGTTGCTGTTCCAGTACCACCATTAGCAACAGCCACAACACCTGTGACATTAGATGCTGTTCCTGTAGTGTTTTGGTTTAATGTCGGTACATCAGCGGCTTGAATAGCTGACATGACCACATCTGTGCCATTACCACGCAAATAAGAACCGCTAGTGACAGCCCCTGCAAATGCGTTCATTGCTCCTTGTGCAGTCGTTGTTCCAGAACCACCATTAGCAATTGCTACAGTACCTGTGACGTTAGATGCAGTACCAGTTGTGTTTTGATTCCAAGTAGGAACAGTTCCTGACAACTGTGAGTAAGGCAAGCTAAGTGCGCTTAATGTTGTCAATGTGCTATTGCTAGATGCCGTAATATTTGCGGCTGTACCAGTAGTATTTTGGTTTAGTGTAGGTATATCAGAAGCAACTATTGCTCTGAATGATGGAACGCCAGAAGAACCATTTGGTGCTGCTAAAACAAAATTTGCAGTTTTGCTTGCGTATGGATTTTGTGTATCTCCATAACCACTTGCCAAACCAATTGCTGGTGTCGTGCCACCACTAGAGGTAACTGGTGAAGTTCCTGTTACAGAAGTAACTGGTGCAGTACCACTAGATGCCGCAGTTATCAACCCCTTTGCATTGACAGTCAAACTTGCATTTGTAAATGAACCAACATTAGTGTTTACAGTAGCCAATGTGCCTGATGCAGTTACATTGGTAGAACCATTAAAACTTGGGCTTGTGTATGCTAAATCCCCTGTTATAGATATTGTTCTGCCTGTTGCTAAAGTTGCCGCAGAACCAGTTGTATTCTGATTTAGAGTCGGTATGTCAGAGGCGACAATTGCTCTAAACGTAGGAACACCAGAAGAACCATCAGGAGAAGCAAGTACATAGTTTGCAGTCTTACTTCCATAAGGGTTTAATGTATCTCCATAGGTAGATGCCAAACTAATAGCAGGTGTAGTACCACCACTTGAAACAATTGGAGATGTACCTGTAACAGAAGTTACTCCACCACCACCACCGCCTCCAGATACATAAGCTAGTGCATTCCAGTTGTCAATACCATTGCCAATTTTAATTTTTAAGGTATCAAGCTCTATTCCCAATTCACCTTCAGCAAGAAGTGGATTAGAAGAAGTCCAATCAGCCGCATCACCACGCCTGAGTTGTATTTGAATTGCCATTAAATGCCCCCTGCATCAATAGGAGTGACCCCACCATAGATGCTAAATGGATAACCACCATCAAGATTAGCAAATGCTTGCCCGTTTTGTCCAGAAACGCCAGCAGCGCCTTGTGGCCCACGCTCGCCCTTCTCTCCAACAACTTCACCAACATTTATTGTCTTACCATCGGAAAAAGTGACAACCAAAGACCCATCAAAGTCTATCTTAGTGCCAACAATGGAGACTCCATCTTCTCCATCCTTACCATCAGCACCATCTTTGCCATTATCACCATTTTTTCCATCTTTGCCATCAATACCACGCTCACCTTGTGGGCCTTGATCACCTTTTTCACCCTTTTCACCAACAGGGCCTTGTAGTTTCTTTACATCAAGGACATGGCTTTCAAGTTTAGGAAGTTGTTTATCAAGCAGAATTGCCAATGCAGACAACTTTGCATCAGTTGACGCATCTGATAGCAGTATCTGCTTAATATCCATCATTGATTAACAAAACTCTTGAGAAAGTTGGTGTCTTTTGCTTTTTGCTCGTTCTTGTCCATGTTTTGCAATTCAACAACCTTTAACTTATTCTCAATGTCTTTTTCTTTAAGCATCAATTCTGCGATTTTGACACGCTTATTGAATTCTTTTTCAGCCATAGCATCATTGTCAGGCAAGTTCTTGGTCGTTGCAGCAAGTGTCTTGGCTTGGACTTCTTGAGGCATTAACTGTGCTTCAGTCATCAATTTAGCCGCTTCAGCACGATTTTGCTCTGCTTGGGTAGTCTGAACTGCAATCTGAGCCTGTGCCGCTTGTAGAGCCAACTCTTGCTGTGCTTGTTGCATCTGTTGTGCTTGTGGATCAGGTTGAGCCATTTGATCCAACATCTGAATCAACTCAAATCTGTTAGACAGAGATGAATTAGCCATGATTCCCTTCAGAATGATAGGCAAAACAGGCGTATTCGGGCCAAGAGTCTGCAAAAGCGCAATGAATTGTTGTTGCTCATGCTCTCTAGCGATGATTCCAAGTGCAGCCGTGGGAATAAACTTCATGTCCACAGTAGGGTAACGCTCGGGGTCGAACTGCATATACCGATAAGCGGCTTTGGTGATGAAGGGGATCATAAAATCCTCTTGAAAGTTCACCAAGGTACGCTTGTATTTCTTGATAATCGAGGCTGTAGCCATCGAAATACCACCCTGACCCGCATCCCTAGAGACAGCAGTAATCATTCCCTGAGAGTCAAGTGTTCCTGTTGCCATCAAAAGCATACGCTCAAACTCTTTGGCAGTTGTCAAGTTAGAACCATCAGTATTACCAAACTTGAACGGGAACAGAATCTCATTGGGGTTGCCGTTTGTCAGGATTGCTTTGCCTGGCTTTACCTCAAACTTAGCACCACGAGGAAGGCGAGTAGCATCCATAGCCATCATTGGGCTAGTTGTGAGCGCTAGAGAATCTAAGTGGCTACGCACTTGGGCATCAATAGCCTTTTGTGAGTTGTAAGCCTTCTCAACAGTACCACGGCCCAACAAGCGATTAGGAACTGTGTCATCCTGATAAGCAAGAATCGGTCTATCCTTCATCATGTATGGGTTCTTTTCTGCTTTCAGAAGAACACCATCATTGGCAATCACTACGATAGCCTCAACCAGATCGGAATACTCGTCCTGAATAGTGTCATCAGGGAAGAAATCTTCTACTTCACCATCTTCGTTTTCCAACTGTTCTAGGTACTCACGAGGGACTAAGCCATAGTAAGTAAGTAGTTTTACCTTGTCATCTTCGTACTGAGAGACTTCTTGTGTAGGCTCTAAGTCCGTGTCCATCGAGTCAGTACCAACCTTTACCTTGCGGTAGATACCTTCTTCTTGACCTCTAACAATCTTGTGGATAGAGACATACTTCTCAATAGCCACACCCATACAGTCATCAATAGATGTTCCATTAGGGTCGAACAGGAAGTTACGGGGGTTAACAGGAACAATCTTGACTGCGATTCGGTCTTGTTCTACTACTCCGATAGCGGCTTGACCTATTTGACCAGGTATTGCCTGAGTAGAAGGAACATAGACTTTCTCTGTTTTGACAACAATCTCACCAATGCCAGTACCATAAATCTCAGCCAACAACTCAATCTGGTCAATAGACTTGCGAATCTTGTCTACTTTAAAGTCTTCCATGAGTTGTGCTTTGATGGCAGCAACATCTAAAGGACTACCATTGACATCACGAATATCGTCTTGAATATCAAAGAACTCACCCTGACCAAAGATTGCTTCCATGATCTCGGCATGGCGTGTCTCTACGGCTTGTTGGGTAGCGGGGGTAACGATACGGCTTCTTTCAGAGTCCCTTGTCTTGTCTTGGACATCCCACTCACCATTGAAGATACGCTCGTACTCTAGCCAATCATCAAGACAGTTAACATCTCTCCAATCCCTCCAACGATCACAATGGTTAACAACAAAGTTAACTATTTCCTTGTCGGACTCGGTTGGTTCTTGATATTCCATCTTATACCCCGCTAATAATATCTACTGGTTCCCACTCCTCGGAGTCATCTTCTTCCATATACGAAGTGACAGCAAGTTGGTCAATGTAACTAAGGGAGTCAGGCAAGTCATCGTGAACCCCTTGTGCGGGGAACAGGATTAACTGGTCTACGAACTCATCCCAATCTTCTTCCGAATTTAACACAATTCTGCCATGCTCGAACCTTCCTTGTAAAGCCCAGATGATTCGATCCGCTTTTTTTCTATTCCCATGGGTCAAATCTACGATATGAGCAAAAGTGTTGTTCTTTCGCATCAGGTCGCTTAGATAGGGCAAAACAGCGTTCTTTAATGCCCCCCTCTCTATCCCCACACTTAAAGGGCGGTAGTCTCGAATGGCAATCAGAATCTTAGAGGCAGTCTCACGAATATCCCATCTCCCGTGTTCTATCTTCTCAACAAACCACTTTCCATCGTCTGTCACCTTCACTATCGAGATAGCAGACTCGTCCAAACGTTTCTTAGAGTTAGCGGCTTGTTTGGCAACTTCCTCAAATCCTGCCAAGTCAACAGCGATGTAATAGCTTCCATGTTCAGGCTTAACCCCGTATTTGATCCACTCTTCCTTGAAAATATCCGAACCCGCATTGGTAAACGAAGCCATGTATTCTTGCTTGAAAGCAAAGCTACTAAGGGTTTTCTTGGCAGATTCAATCTCTTTTGCGTCAATCAGAGGGTTATCAGCAGTAGTGAAGTGCCAACTCTTCCAATCAGGATCATCCTCACTCTCACCTAGTTTAAAGGTATCATAGAACCAGTTACGTCCCTTTGGCGTTCCAATAAACAACGCTCTACCCTTCTTGTCAGACAAAGAAGCCCTAATAACCTGTTCCCAAGCCTCGGGCTTAATATCCGCTACCTCGTCTAACACCGCATAGGTCAAAGACACACCACGCAAGGTATCAGGTCTATCAGCCCCACGAACATAAATCCTAGCCCCGTTTATCAGGGTAATGTCTAGATTATTTACATGGCTACTCTGTATAACCTCTCTACCAAGGTCTAACAACAAGTCCCAGATAATCTGTCTTGATTGACCCATCGTAGGACTCACATACAACACAGCAGACCCTTGAGGACACTTCAATCCCTCTATCAGTAGTGTTACAGCCGCCATCCTACTCTTACCACAACGCCTTCCAGCAGCGACAACCTTGAACCGAGTCGTATCCTTGAATACTTCTTGTTGCCAAGGTAAGAGAGAGAAATTAAGATCAGCCATACTTAGCCTCTACATCTTCTGCTTGTTCAGTACTGATTATTGTCGGCTCTTCACCTAACCCAGTGATGTTGATGGTCACAGCACTCCTCTGAGACTTATCCTTCTCAAACATACTAACAGGAAGAGTCCTGTCTAAACACATCTTCAAAGCCACCAATTGATGCGGATGCT